ACAAGTCATAATGCAACAATGGGACTTGAAACAAAACGAATATTAAATGAGGCTCATAGCATAACATTATTTCCTCGTAATCTTGGAGGTAAGACTTCAAAATATTTATTAGATGGATATGTTGGTTTAGACAAGGAACAAATAAAGAAATTAAAAAAAGTTAATAGTAGATGGGTGACTATTTTAAAAACATATCCTCAAATGTGTATTAGTGAAAAAGAAGCATGGGTATTAAATAGTAGTGATTAATGAAATCATTAATTTAGACTTATGAAATCATTTATTCATTTTCTATTTTTCTATTCTATAAACTTTTATTGAAAATATATATTTTACTTTTTACTTTTATTCTATTAAGTCTAAAAGTAAAAAATGATTAAATGATTTCATAAGTCTAAATTAATGTTTTCATAATGTTTTTACATATATCGCAAAGGAAACTCACCATAACCATTCATTTCAATAGTAGGTTTAGTTTGGTACATTGATGATTTTTTAGGATCGTCTAAATTATAACACATACAACCTCCTAATTTTACAGGTTGAGAAACACCTGAATCATATATACGAATTTTTGCGTCAATACTCTGTGTAATTATTGATAAATCCTCACTAATTTTTTGTAAATCTACCTCTGTTTTATTAAATACATCTTTAAAAGCAGGTGCTAATCCTAATTGAGATGCAACTATTGAATTTGTATAACCTGTAATAACATTATCATAATTTTCGAAACTATCTTTATAAGCCTTTATTGTGTCTATATCTGTTAAAGGTAATGCGTTTAATGTTATTTTAGATATTGCTTTTTTCGCAGTATTAATAGACATATATAAATCAATTGTAGAACTTGCACTTGCTCTTTCAGGATTCTGTATTAATTTTTCTAACGATGGAATATATCCTTCAAGATTATTCTCAACATTTTCAAATGTTTTTATTAATGAATTGAAACTGTCTACATCTCCTTTTGGCGCTCCTATTATACCTGTCTGTTTATTACTCTCTAAATTTCGTTTTACTATTCTCTTTTGTGAATCATAAAATCCTCTCAATTCTTTTGGATTTCTACTATTTCCGTAATAGACAGGCATATATATATAATATTATATTTTATTTATAACATTATAAATTTTTATGGGATTGTTGGGAATTGAACCCAAATATAACGAGCGTCCTCGATATTTAATACCAATATCCCTTGTGTGTATTTGAGGATTCGAACCTCTATAAATTCTTTTTTATTCTACCTCGATATACACTTTATTTATTTTTATTTATTTTTTTATCTAATATAAACCATTTTTCTTAACAAACGAAGATGCCGCAATCATACCAAGTCCATGCTCCGCCATTACTTTCTTGACTATCGCCGCCCTCTGTGCTCGTCCACCACCAACAATACTTTTTACTTTCTTTTCAACACGACGAACAACAGGGGCTTTACGCACACGAGCAACAATTTCCTGCGCGAGTGGGTCTGCTAAAATTTTTTTAGATTTACGAACAACCTTACGCGCTACATTTTCAAGTTCGCCATATCCAAACAATTTCTTCGCTTTGCTTCCTAAATCTAATCCTTTTGAAACAGTATCCACAGCATAACCAGTCCAACGCTTTGCTTTCTTCAAGCGGTTTATTTTACCACCAACCGCATATTTAACGCCTCGACGAACAACCTCATCTGTTAGCGGTCGAATAATTGCTTGGGCTTGTTTTGATTTTAATACTTTCATTGTTGGACGAAGAAATTTAGTTAAATTAAAAGCGCCGCCCATCGCCTTTAATTCCATTAATCTTTCTCTATCCATTGGATACGCTCCGTTATTACCACTCAAAGCAACATCTCGAAGTCGTCCACCACCTAACATTTGAGGATTATGTTGTATTAAATCCATATGTTCTAAAAGACGATTGCGTTCACGAAGACGATTATTGTACGGCATATCAATTCCCAAATTTACATCAACAGGCATATATTATTACATAATATTATATTTTATTTTTATAATATTTAATTCAATACATACCGCTTAAACGAGATTTCATTTTTGCGCCAGCACTCATTGCCCCTGCACTCATAGCGCTACCCTTCATCGATCCCATAAACCTACGAGGGTGCATAGTTAAACCACGATTCAACATTCCACCTACCATACGATCAGGCATTACAACAGGAGATTCACCTTTCGCCCTATCAACTGCGTCGCGTGTTAACATTCCAGTATATATATTAGTTGTTCCCTGATTGAGAACCATTATCCCACTATTACAGGCAATTACGCATAACTCTGCGGCAACAGCAACCCCAAACTGATTAAAGACCTGTGCGGTAAATTGAAATGAAAACGCACCAAGAGAACCACATGAAAGATTGTCTGGAAGTGATAAATCAGTAGGCGAAATTACGAGCAACGAGCCAGTTGTAGCAACAAGAGCAGAATTACCAAGCCCAGTTGCGACTGTTGCTTTACCACTAAATTCACTCCAACTCTGTTGAGACTGATTTTTTATCGAAAGCCTATACAAATCAGGTTGAGAAGCACTCGAAAGAAGCCCTGACTGATTGTTAAGATTGATGCTAATTTGACGAATAGTTAAGAACGAAGATGTGTCTTTTACGGTTTGGCTCGACATAGGCTTACGAGCAACAATAATAAAATAGTCAGGAAGTTGAGCGAGTTGAATTGCCTGTGAAGTCACAGATATTTCCGTATTAGGGGCAATAACAGCACCAGCATTTATAGCGGACAAATAGCGCGGCAAATCAAAATACGGCACTACATTGCGAGTAGGCAAAAGATCACTTGGTTGACTCGAAAGAAGACGCAAAAGAATAGACGCTCCACCAGAAGGCGGTTTAAGTAAATTTGTAGCAACACCATACGACATTTGAAACAAATTATCATTAGCCAACCATTTGCCGCCATCAGGATCTAACCCTACTCCTGCCTGAATTCCACCTGCAACAGGGACAGTTCCAGTTCCACCATAAGATACTAAACGATTAAGAGTTGAGTTAATATTAAAAGTGAAAGCCATACTGTTTACACCAAGCATGCCCTGCTTGTTATTTTCAGGGTCAGCATAAATAAACGGCGACAAAAAGATGGGTTCAGTTGTGGTTGTAAATACTGTAACAACCCAAGTGTCCGTGACTGCGAGAGATATAGGCGAATGGTCTACATAAGCACCTAACGCATAACGATCTATCTGAACTATGCAGGGGTGAGCGCCACGAGGAGCAAGGCAACCGTCATATGACTTGTTCGCAAGTCCAGCCAACGGCGAACAATTCGAAGCGAAAGCATCAGGATAAGTTCCAAATTCTTGGTCTGGTAGAGAAGGACACATACCGTTATGACGAAACAACTCACGATTATCATTAAGACGAAGAATCTGCGGTAAAACATCGTTCAAATTAATACTGGTGGTCGAGTTATTTATAGTTGCACTTGCGGTATTCATAACGGAAGCAAGAGGGAACGCTTGAAGTGATGCGGTTGACCCCCAAGAAATAGCGCTTACACCAATGGCGACGGTGTTAATATTGATTCTAAACTGTAAAGGTGTGGAAATAAGAGCATCACGACCTACAACTATATTTTCACTTGGGACTTGAATATTATATGTCTGCACGCTATTGCTTGTTGAGGTGGCGGCGAAAGACTGGTAAGTCGTAGAATTCGCACCACTCTTAACCGCATAAACTAAATCAGTTGTAATATCAGCAAGGGTAGGATCTTTAACAAGTACGGTTTTGAAATCACTCGACATCTTATAATATAATGAAAGATAATAATTTTAAATATTAAAAATAATTATCTTAAAGTTTGCTTAACTACGATTTTATTCTCTCAAAGAGAATCTTCATCGTCACACTTTCTCCACTAAATAATTTAATAGGGATTAATTCACCAGTAGTTATTTTGTAAAAAATATTAAGGTCAACACTATATAAAGGTCTATTTCCTTTAAGAGAGATACGCCTATACTCTGCACTTGGATTATATACTAAATTTGGGCGGTAGTTGCCGTCTTCACTTACAATATCAGTAATAATATTCGCAAAATCACTATTATTTCCCCCAAGAGCAACATTTTGATTATTGTTAAAAATAACAGGTGTAGACACTTGGTTCGCCTCAATAGGTAATGTATTCGATGTGAAAACCACAGATAGAATTGGACTCCACGATGCGGTTGTGCTTTGCTCTTGCGTCCAAAGAATCGCTTTATACTTAACAATAGGGGCAGGTGGATATTGTAGCGGCGGTATAAGTGTAATAATATTCGTCCCACCAATATCTACAAATGGAATCTTATAATTTTTTCCATTAGTCACATTATACCCTAAATATGTTGCAGGGAAACTATTAAATAATGAAAATAATGGGGCATTCATAAAAACCGCTATTTGTGGATTAGGTGCGCTTGGGTTATTTTCGTACCCTGCGTAATCAGCATATAACGAGGCGCTATTCGTAGTTGGGTCCCAATTAATAACAGGGGCATATAAAGATGGTAATACTAATCCTGCGGCTATTACTGCTAAATTTAAACCATTAAAACAAATTTGAAATGCGGTATATATTCTCTCAATAAACCAAGTATATGAATAACAGTTATAATATCCTTCTTGGTTAAATTGTCTACCATTTGTAGTTTGATTTGGTGCAGGTGGTATAGGTGCGCCTGTATCTTGTGGGTTCCAATCTATAAATGTTTGAACTTCAATACCTTGATACGCTAATGTAACAGAATAAATAGTTAAATCTCTATTCCCTTGATTTGGTTGAATTTGAGGAATAAATACAGGAAGAGACGATGAACCCATAGTAAAACGAATAATCGACATAGTATATTCTTCTGGGATACTTATAAACGGTGTTGTGCGTGTGTCTTGATAAGTAAAAATTTGTGGTGCGGTAGTGCTATTTTGTAAATTACTTACCGCTACATCATAGTATATTTTATCTGCCTTACTTTTATTAACTCTTTCGTTGAGTTGCGACATTTATATATAATAACATTATATTTTATTTTATATATATTTACATATAACGACGAGGCATTGAACCACCACAACAACAACCACCAAATATTTGTTTTGTGTCTTCTCCTCGTATTATTTTTGGTGAATGTTCGCTTAATGGATTATATGTTTTTGATGGAATTACTTTTACATTTTTATCTTTTGGGACAAAAATACTTACAGGATCAAGTGAAGATTTAATAATTTCTTCATTTTTCATAACCTTTTGGAATGGTAATCGTGCAGGGTTTACTTCAATAGATTTATTCACTAAACCTTCTTTATTTAGTTCATGTGCTAATGCTCCACTTTGAGAATGTGATGTAGTAATTACATTTTCCTTACCATATTTAGCATTGACTTTCTTTTGAGTTTCTTTGCCTTTTTTATAGCGGTCTGTTGATTTATAAAGTCCTACACCAAGCGCGAGATTATTAAACCAATCTGTTGCGCCTTGTGTTCCTCTATGACTTACAACTGCTTCACCTGTTTTTGGGTTATGATAGACTGCCGCTTCTCGTGTTGTAAGTGATGGGTCTAATACTAAATCACCTATTTTTTGCGGTCTTTCTTTTCCTTTTGTATACGATGCCGCCGTTAATTTTTTAACCTCTTTACCTGTTAAAGCCCCACCTTCTAATGAATATAATAATCGCATCTGTGCTTTTGCGTTGCGTAGTGTTGAATTATTAGAATGTATTTTATTTGTATTACTATTTATTACTTGAAATCTTCTTGGTGAGATTTGCACGATTTCATAAGGCATTATATAAATATGTTATATTTTATCTATTTTTTCAGTGCTTTTTTACTATTATATACACTAATAAAGAATAAAGTTAAATAATACATACACGCATTACGATAAGGATAAAAATATTTCATATACAGTATGAAATATTATTATTTATAATTTTATATCATTATTCGCGCCATATAGTTTGGTTCAACATACCAATTACACAAATCACGAAATACAAGGCATAATTCATTATCTAATTTATCGATATTACCATCAAATAAATACCACTCACAGTAAGTCAGGAAATCATTATAAATTGCCTCATCATCGAACATTATTCCTTCTTCGAATACTATTTGGGGAATATCCATTTATATATTTTCCTAATATTATATTTTTATAAAACATTATGAAATCATTTAATTAGACTTATGAAATCATTTATTCACTTTCTACTTTTATACTTCTATTAACTTTTTAAGAAATATATATTTTACTTTTTACTTTTTATTTGAAGAATAGGAATATAGAAAATGATTAAATGATTTCATAAGTCTAAATTAATGTTTTCATAATGTTTTATTTATATTTTAAGATTTAATGTCCCATTAGTTTATTTAATTTTTTAAGATTAGTATTAATATTATTCGAATCGCCCCATAAAATATAATAACTAAATAGTGCAGGTGAATGTACCAAATTATCAATTCTATATTTTTCTGTTTTATTTGCGTAATGTCGTTTTCTATAATTTTCTCTTTTTAGTTTATCTCCATGATCTATATAGGTTGATCCAACAGGCGAACCAAAATAATATTTTTTATCACCAAATATGACTACAAACCGCTTACTTGGCTTGTCGCTTAAATATAGTTGCATCTTCATTATAGTATACATTTATTTTATTCTAACCATAATATATCACTTGGTAAATTCATTTTATAACAATAATAAAAGCAGTCAAAATTACAAGAGTTTTTATTCTTTTCAGGTTTAATACCATTTACGAGTTTATCAAATTGTATTCTTTTTCTTGGAATAATTATTTGTAAATGTTTATCTCTCCATTCTCTAAAATAAGAAGTATTAATTTTAGATGAAGGTAATATTAATATAAATGGTTTGTCTAATACTAATAATCGTTTCATTATATCTTTTATTATTGAAAATGGCGGATTACTTACTATAATATCGCCTTTATCATTCTCAAAGAAATCAATAGGTTCGTGTATTACATTAAAACCTAACTCTGTTAAATATGAACCACTTTTACCATCTCCATAAAACGCTTCCCATATAATTTTGTCTTTGGATATGTATTGCTTTATATTATTCCACGCCGTTTTTGGGGTCATATAGCAATCGTGTTTAATAAAGGTCTTTGTGTGGAATCCAGCCATATATTTATTATCTATTTTATTTTAAATAAATAATAATGAAATCATTAATTTAGACTTATGAAAACATTTATTCACTTTCTATTTTTATACTTTATAAACTTTTTTAAGAAATATATATTTTACTTTTTACTTTTTATTTAAAGAATAGGAATATAGAAAATGAATAAAAGAAATCATAAGTCTAAATTAATGTTTTCATAATGTTTTTACATATAATCTATTAGATTTTCAAATAC